GCTAACCCGCATGGCCGATATCAGGATCACCAGCGGCACCACCTATGACAACGCGGCGCATTTGTCGGCATCGTTCCTGCGCAAAATCCGGGAGCTGTACGAAGGCACCCGGCTCGGCCGGCAGGAGCTGCTTGGCGGCATGATCCTCGATCCCGGCAATGCCCTGTTCAAGGACGAATGGCTGCGGCACGAGCCGATCCCCGAGGGGGAGATCGAACAGGTCACGGTGGGCGTCGATCCATCCGGCGGCGCCGACGATGTGGGGATCGTGGTATCGGCCCTGCTCAACGATGGCCGCTATGCCGTGCTGGCCGATCGCACGTTGACCGCGAGCCCTGGACAATGGGGCGATGAAGTGATCCGGGCCCATGACGAATTCGACGCGGACGACGTGGTGGTGGAACGCAACTTCGGCGGTGACATGGTGAGCGAGGTGGTCAAGCAGGCGGCCGAGCGTGCCTATCTGCAGCAAAAGCGCAAGGAGCCGATGATCCGCATTCAGGAAGTGGTGGCCTCGCGCGGCAAGAGCGTGCGTGCCGAGCCGATCAGCCTGCTTTACGAGAAAGGCCGCGTGCTACACCGGCCGGGGCTCGATCAGCTGGAAGCCGAAATGCTGTCGTTCTCGCGGGAGTGGGATCGCGCGGTCGATGGATCGCCGAACCGCCTTGATGCTATGGTGTGGGGACTGTCGCGGCTTTCGCGCGTTGTGATGCACATTCCGATGGCATAGGAGCCGAGCGATGCATATCAAGATTTTCTACATCTGCCGTGGTCCGGCGGTCTGCACGCTGCCGACACCGTGGCCGCCGACACCGGCACCATAATCGAGTTGCAGAACCTGCCCACCCCGCGATCCCTCGATCTCGCGGCGACAGTGGGAGCGACCAGGGAAAGCAAGAGGGCACGGCCGACGATCGCTCGTCGCGCGGTAGGCACGGCCCTCAACCGTTCGCGCTGACGTGGCACCCCTGGGGAGCATCCCCAACGTCAGCCGAGGGGGCCGAGGAGGACAGCAGCCCTCCTCCGGCTTCCGTTTTGAATGGAGGAAGCGATGCCTTGCGCTGGATGCGGTCAGGCCCGGCAGCAGTTCGTGACTGCCGCGCGGCACATGGATTTTCGCGGCATGCGGCAGGCGGTGCAAACCGCCGTCCACATCAACATGGATAAGGCCGCCGGCATGCGGCCGGTGGACATCGATCGCAAGTATGGCGGCTCGAGTTCGGGCACGCCGACGACGAAGGCGAAGCCGTATCGCCGCACCACATAACGGGGGACACCATGGGCTGGTTCACCAAGGCGACGCCCCCGGCCGTGGTTGATGGCAACGGCAGCAGCGTCACGTCGGCAGTCCATAGCCAAATTTCGCTCGATCGGCTGTCGAGCCAGATGCTTACCGAATATGTGCGATCGATCTATCTCTGGCGCTGCGTGGACATGATCGCGCAAATGTCCTCCTCGGTGGCGCTGGAGGTCCACAACAACAGCAACAACAAGGAAGACGCCGGGCTGTCACCACGCGAACAGGGAGTGGCCAACGTCCTGGCGCGGCCGAATCCGCAATGGACCGGGGCCAATCTGCAGCATTTCGTTACCGCCTCGCTGGCGGTGGCCAATCGGGCCTATCTCAAGCAAGTGCGGGGCGTGAGCGGCAATAGCCCGGTCATTCTGGAGCTGTGGCCGATCAACGCCAACGAAGTGACGATCGACTATTTCGACAACTCCAAAGTGATCGCCGCCTTCAAGCGCACCACCACCAAGGGCATCGAAACTTATCCGGTCGATCCCGAGACGGGCGAGTGCGAACTCATTCATATCCATCGGCCGGCGCTCAACGCTCAATCCGACAAATCACCGGCAGCAATCGCGGCGGCTCCGGCCGAAGTGTTCACCCGCATTCTGCAGCGGTGCGCCGATATCGTCAGCAACAGCTCGAACATCACCGGCCTGCTGTCCACGGACAAGGAGCTGCATCAAAAGGTGCTGGATGAAGTCCGCGCCCAGCTCGATCGCTTCAAGCTCAACGGCAAGGAGTCGGGCGGCACCATGATCGCCGCCAATGCCAAGTGGGGATTGACGCGGCTATCCGAAGACCCATCAACGGCGCTGTCGGTCGAGATCAAGGACAGTCTGGCGCGCGATGTGTGCATGACGTTCGGCGTGCCGACGCAGCTGGTCGGCATCCCCGGCACCGACACCTATAACAACTTGACCAACGCTCGCGTCGGCTTCCTGACCGACACAGTGCTGCCCGGCTATATCAATCTCTACGTGGCGGCATTGAACCACGCGCTCCTCCACGAAAGCGGATCGCAAATCCGCGTGGACGTCACCCACATCCCGGCGATGGCGCAGGCGCGCTTGCAGCTGGTCGATATCGCCCGCAACGCCACCATGCTCACGGTGAACGAACAGCGTGCACTGCTCGGCTATCCGCCAAACGAAGACCCGATGTCGAACATTCCGATCCAGACGGAGATTCTGAATCGGCAACGGCTGCAAGTCGAGATCATGGCTGGCAATGTCGGCAAGGAGCTGGAAGGCGAAGCGGCGTGAAACGAGACAAAAAAGGTAAGACGGCGCCGGCCAGCTCGTGGTCGAAGTGGTTCACGCCGAAGATGAAGGGCTTCGAGCTGGAGTGCTGCGACTGCGGCTTGAAGCACGAGGCGCAATTTGCGACATTCATCGAAACCAAGCAACGCGGCGAAACCTTCCTCGGAGTTGATCTGCCATGGCCAGTCGGCGTGCGGTTTCGGATGCGGCGAAAGGCGACGCGCGCAAAAAGGCGCTGATCAGGAAACGACGGCGGGCAAAACGCGAGCGCGAGCTTGGTAAACTGCAACGCGCGCTGCCCGACAAACGCTACGGCGTGATCGTCGCCGACCCGGAATGGCGCTGGGAGCCGTGGTCGCGCGAGACGGGCATGGATCGCGCCGCCGACAATCACTATCCGACCAGCCCGCTCGCCGATATCAAAGTGCGTGACGTGTCGTCGATTGCTGCCCCGGATTGCGTCTTGTTCCTTTGGGCAACGGTGCCGATGCTGCCGGATGCGTTGGCGGTCATGGGTGCCTGGGGCTTCCGATACAAATCGCATCATGTTTGGCTCAAGGACAAGGCCGGCCTCGGTTACTGGAACCGCAACAAGCACGAGCTGCTGTTGATTGGAACGCGCGGCGCGCTCCCGGCGCCGGCACCAGGGACGCAATGGGCAAGTGTGATCGAGGCTCCACGCGGTGCGCACAGCGCCAAGCCGGACATCTTCCTGCAGATGATCGAGGAGCTTTACCCAACTCTGCCCAAGATCGAATTGAATCGGAGAGGGCCGGCAAGATCGGGGTGGTCGGCTTGGGGGAATGAGGTTCAGGAGGCCGCCGAATGACGGAGGAATGGCGCAGCTGCGGCGACTTGGCCCAAGATGCTGCTTGATGTGAATAACGATCGTGAATTCCAAGCTTATCTCGACCGGATCGAGCAGCAGCTGCATGTCCGGCTGGCGGCGATCATCTCGGCGGCGATCCGATTGCTGGTGACGCGCAACTATGCGCAGGGCCAGGACTACATCCGGCAGCGCGGACGGCCGTTGCTGTCGCTGTTCTACCGCCGCATCTATCGCGACCAGTTCAACGCCGTGACCAAGCAGATCGAAGAAAAGGCCGGGGTGCCGATGACGATCACCCGGTTCATGGAGGAGCAGCTATTCTGGCTCGACGCCCACGCCGCCGATCAGATCAACGGCATTGCGCAGACGGTGCAGGATCAAGTCGCCACCATTGTCTCCGACATGGTGCGCGCGGGCAAAGGCCCGGATGCGATCGCGCGGGAACTCAGAAAGCAAGCGCCGACGCTGGCGCGCGCCAGGGCGGCAGCAATCGCACGCACCGAGACACACAATGCCGCGATGGCGGCAATCGAAGCCTCGATGAAATCCAAGAGCATCGAAATCGCCTCCAAGACATGGCACGCGGTCGGTGACGCCAAGACGCGGCCGACGCATCGTGCCGCGCACGGACAGTCTGTGCCCTTCAACGAACCGTTTTCGGTAGGCGGCGCGCAGCTGATGCGGCCGGGTGACAGCAGCCTCGGCGCCGGCCCGGAGGAGATCGTCAACTGCCGCTGCAGCGTGCTTTATCAGACCAAACCTAAGCCGGCGGCCCCGCTGCCGGATCGCCGGCCAGTGCGGCGGCCGACCCCGGACGACGGCTGGATCACCCCGCCTTGAGTCTTCCCGGTATCGGGAATTGCACGGTTCCGGTAATTGCCTTATGGTCCCTGGCCGTGGCGGCTGCGTCGCCGCCAAGCGCGGGGCACACATGCTGTATCAAGATTTGGCGTGGACCGGCGAGGGCGGTTTAGAAACCAAGGCCCTTAACGAAGGCGCGGACATTGCGACCTTCACCGGCATCGCCTCGACAGCGACCCCCGATCGCGTGCGTGACATCATCGTGCCCGGTGCTTTCGGCACCATCAACGCCGCCGAAATCAAGATGTACCGCGACCACAATCACGATTATCTGATCGGCGGTTACACCAAGTTCGAACAGAAGGGCGACCGTCTCGAAGTCGAAGGGCAGATATCGCTCCTTACCGAAAAGGGCCGCGAGACGCACGCGCTGATGAAGCAGCGTTTCCTCACCGGCCTATCGGTCGGCTATCTGATCGAGCCCGGCGGTGCCAGCTGGGATCACGAAAAGCGAATCCGCCACATCAAAAAAGCCGAGCTGATGGAGTGCAGCGTTTGCTCCATGCCCTGCAACAAGGGCGCGCGGATCAGTGCGGTCAAGAGCTTGTCGCGTGACGATACGTGGCAATGGCTGCGTGACAACGGGCTAACCGACGACGACATCGACGTGGTGATGAAGAAGGGTTTCGACGCGCTACTGGCAACGTCAGGGCGAACCAACATCACCGAGATCGATGGCTTCTCGGCAGACGACAAATTCACCGCGCTGGCCGCAGAGGTCCAGGCACTTTTTGATACTGTCAAGGAAAGGCGCTTGCCATGACCGTAGCCGACACGGTTGCCGATCTGATCAAGTCCGTTCAGGCCGAGGTCAAGAAACAAGGCGAGGAGATGCAGAAGGCCGAGGCGGCGCGCCTCGAAACCTTCGACGAACTCAAGAAGGGCTATGAGGCCGGTTCCAAGACGATCGCCGACGTCCAGGCCAAGCTGGATCGCATCGTCAAGGAGGAGGCCGAAAAGGCCACCACCCTGCAGTCGTTGCAGGAGACGATCAACACGCTCTCCAAAAAGGTCAGTCGGCCCGGCGGCGGCGCGGACAGCGGCGAGGGCGTCAAAGAGTCAGCGATCGGGCTGCTCGAAGCCAAGCATTTCCATCGCGTCACCAAGCGATCGGACAGCGGCGATCATCCCTTTACCTACACCGCGGACGAACTCGCGGTGGCCGAAGTCGCGGTCAAGGCGGTGCGCTCGTTGATGCATTGCACCAACATGTCGGCACTGCCGGAAGACCAGCGCAAGGCGCTCTCCACCTTCAATCTTGGCGCGTCGGGCTTCCTCATGGCCCCGGAAATGTCAGCCACGATCCTGTCGTGCATCGAGGACGTGACCGATCTCACCGGCTTGATGGCGAACATCACCATCAGCGGCCCGTCGGTAAAGTTCATGGTCGATAATGAGATTTGGGACACGGCGGCGTGGGCTTGCGAGTCGCAATGCTTTGCCAACAATCCCACACAGCAGATCGGCGAGGGGCTGGGCGAAGTCGAGCTCAAGCCGGAGTCGCTGCGCTATATCGTTTGCACCAGCCGCGATTTGCTGGAGGACGCCAACGTCAACATTGAGAC